GATACGCCAGGTATTTTGCCTGAAATCATCACCGGCAGCGTCTACGACTCGCTAAACCCTATTAGGCCTTTCGTGTCGGCTATCGGCGCATTGGCCATGCCTGGAAGTGGTGCCACATTCCGTAGACCAGTCATCACAGTAAGGCCAGTCGTAACACAACAGCCAACAGGCCAACTAAACGCACTTGACCCGTCGACTGTTACCGTTGCAAATAACAACGTAAACAAATTAACTTTCGGTACATACGTAACAATGTCCGAACAAGATTTGGACTGGACAGACCCAGCAAGTATAAACATTGTTCTAAATCAGTTGGCTATCGCTTACGGTCAAGCAACAAATAACTACGCCGTAGATACTTGCCATGCAGCAATTACACAAACCAGCGCCGTTGCCGATAGCAGCGACCCTGCCGACTGGATTGCAGCAATTTACGAAGGCGCACGCCAAATCAGCGCAACTAGCAATTACCTACCTACGCACATGGTCGTAACACCTGCAACCTGGGCCGCGTTGGGTTCGTTGGTTGACTCGACAGGCCGCCCAGTATTCCCACAAATCGGGGCTATGAACGCACCAGGCCAGTTGTCGGCTGCAAATTGGAACGGCAACCCGCTAGGCCTTGTATTGGTAGTTGACAAAAACGCGCCAGGTTCATTTATGGGCCACGCAGCCGGACCCGCTGCAGGCTTCGAATTTTACGAACAGCAAAAGGGCGCCATTTCAGTAGACGTACCTAGCACCTTGGGCCGCACTATTGCATACCGTGGCTACGCTGCCGCTTTCATGGCAGACGCTACAAAATTCGTTAAGTTCGTCTAACCGAAAGGCGGCCTAACCGCCATGACGCAGGTATACCAAGTAGCGCATAAAACGCTATTAGACAACTACGCAGTTTTAGAAACGCTTACACCAAACGAAGTTTACGTAGGCGCGTCTATTGTTGTTGCAGGCGTTGACGCAACATTTAACGGCACCGTTACAGTTTTAGCGGTACCCGAATACTTGTTTATTGGCGTAGACGACGAGGGCGACTTACTTTATAACTACGAGGTACCCGTACCGTTCCAAATTCTGTACGCAAAAACAGCAAGCGACGTTACGCGCACAACAGCAACAGGAACCGTAACCCTAGGTACTATCCCCTGCACTTGGATTACAGCCGGACAAGTCGAGGACTGGTTAGGCATAGGCACCGCGTCGGCACTCGATACAACATTTCTTACACAATGCGCGGCAGCTGCAAACGACTTTTGTTTCCAACGCCGTTTAGAAAGCGGATACATAGACGCAAAAGGAACAAGCCCTAGTAACAGCGTCACCCTGGGCACTATTGCCTATGGGGGTTTTTTGTATAGACAGCGTGGCGCTGTTACAGATTTTGCCAGTTTTGACGGCTTGCCTGCAGGTAACAGCGTTGGCTTGTCGCCAATGATTAAACAACTTTTAGGTATCCCACGCCCCCAGGTGGCTTAAATGCCCGTTGCTTTTACAGACCTATTTAACGAGGCGCTAGACGACTTAGCAGCGTCGCTAACGACCATTACAGGGCTACAGGTAGTAACAGACCCCCGTAACCTTGTACCGCCTTGCGCGTTTATAGACGCCCCTACGTTCACCGTGTTTAGTAACAACGTCGTAGAAATGACGTTTCCAATACGCATAATTACGTTAGGGCCTGGCAACCTTGACGCGCAACGGTCACTACTTAACTTGGCTAGCAAGGTCATAACTAAAAAAATTGGCGTAACCGACGGGCGCCCAACGGTAGCAATTATTGGCGGCAGCGAACTACCCGCCTACGACTTGACCATATCCCTACAAGCCCAGGCAACCGCCTAGAATAGGTACAACATGAAATACACAATACTTAGCCCACGTATCGGTACACCCGGCGACACATACGAACCAGTAGACGGCGTAAATGTCGAAGCGTTGGTAGCAGGCGGTTTCATAGAACAATCCACCGTTAAAGCGCCTAAAGGTGCTAAAACTAAGACAGACACAAACGAGGAGTAACACTCATGGCTACCAGTACTTATCTTTCATCACCAAACGTCACGGTTAACAGCGTTTCGCTGCAAGACCAATGCCAAGGTTTGACATTCACCCGCACTATCGAAGCGTTAGAAAGTACCGCGTTTGGTTCGGGTTCACGCGTGTACGTGGCAGGCCTTGAAAACTCGACGTTGACCCTTGACCTGTACCTATCGTTTGCAGCTACAGAAACTTACGCGACGCTTAAATCGCTTGTAGGAACATCTACTACGGTTTCGTGGTCACCAAGCGCAACAAGCCCAGGAACCGCAACTAACCCAACCATGACCCTTACAGGTGCATATTTGGAAGCCTTGCCGTACGAAATGGCCCTGGGCGCGCTAGGCACAATTAGCGTTACCTTTACGGGTGGAGTTTACAGCGTCGTTGAAGTTTAATTAACCGCCTGAAAAGGCCCGACACAAAAGGCAGACAATGAAACTTACGCTAAAAGTAGAAACCGCAGATACCGCCTATGAGGTGGTTACAAACCTTTACGTTATTGTTATGTGGGAACGGAAATACAAACGTAAAGCGTCGGACATGGCGTCAGGTATCGGCATAGAGGATTTAGCCTTTATGGCATACGAGGCGTCTAAGTTAAACAAAATAGTTGTACCTGCAGAGTTTGACACGTTCGTAAAAAACTTGGTCAACATTGAGGTAGTCGATACAGAGGCAGTAAACCCCACCTAAGGGGCACCCACGCCCGCCAGTTATGCGAACTACTGGTAGCGATTTCGTGGTGGCCCCCGTCTATACCTTTTGACATAGACGATTTGGCTACTGTCGTTGCTGTATTATCAGATAACAACAAACAACGAAAGTAAACGCCATGGGCCAATTACCGTTACAAATTGAGGGTATCCAAGAAACCTTAAAATTGTTAAACGACATAGACCCTAAATATCGGCGTTTAGTGACCAAACAAATTAAAAATGCTGGCGGGTCTATTTTAAATGAAGCCCGCCAAATGGTGGCAAATTTTGATAACTCAAAAGGCAACGGCGCCCCACTATCGGGCATGGTACGCGGCAACCTAGTTAAAGGCCGTGAGACAACTTGGCGCACCGACGCCGTACAAAAAGGCTTTAAAATTAAAGTGGGCGTACGTGGCAGTAAAGAACGCTACGTAAACTTCGACCGGGGCGGTTATACCGAACAAGTGGTATTTGGTTCAAAACCTTACCGTTTAATGACCGTACAGAGTGCCGACGCTGCAGGCGTTATTTATGACCATGCAGGCCGAAACGCCGATAGCCAATTTGTTACAAACCTAACCGTAGAGGAAGGCAACCAACCGCGCGTTATCGACGTTGCCGTAGAAAAAAATAAAGATACCGTAACCGCCGACGTACTTAAAGTAGTTGAAAAAGTTATGGAAGTTACCAATCGACAAATGAGGGTTCGCTAATGGCTGGTATAAATATCCCGATTATTACGTCGTTTGCCGATAAAGGCATTTCGCAGGCAGAAAAAGCGTTTGGCAAGTTTGGTAAAACAGGCGTAGCAGTAGGCGCCGCGTTTGCAGCTTCAACCGCGCTAGTAGTTACAGGTTTAACTAAAGCCGTTAACGCCGCTATCGAAGACCAAAAAAGCCAGGCGCTACTAGCCAAACAGTTAGAAAATACTACGGGCGCGTCGCGTATGACTATCGCGGCAACTGAAGATTTTGTAAGCCAAATGCAATTTGCTACAGGCGTAGCAGACGACGCACTACGCCCCGCGTTGGGTTCGCTTGTGCGCGCAACAAACGATTTAACCGTAGGGCAAGACCTATTAAGCCTTGCTATGAACGTATCCGCGGGCACTGGGCGCGATTTAGAAACCGTATCGCTAGCACTTGGTAAGGCTTACAACGGCAATTTAGGCGGCCTAACAAAACTAGGTATAGCACTTGACCCAAACATTATTAAAACTAAAGATTTTGGCGCGGCACAAGCCGAACTAAATAAACAGTTTGGCGGCGCTGCAGCTGCAGCCGCTAACACATATGAAGGGCAACTAAAACGCCTGGGCATTGTATTTACGGAATTAAACGA